ATAAAATTAGCAAATGTTCTGTTTAATAAATCTACTTCGCCAAAATATCCAAAACCCAACATTAAGAAATTGAAAACTAATATTAGTGCAAACGAGAGAAAATGAACATCTTTTTTATTTTCATAGCTCAAGACGAGAGATAATACTAATAACATAAGTGGTGTGCTAATTATCCAATCAGAATAGCGCATATTATTAATTTTTTCTATTGGTAAATCTAACTCATTATTTGCTGTTTTTATTGATACTTCTTCTGTATCTTGTGTAAGTATGCTTTCTTCGGACTTATTTATTTCCTCTATAAATAATGAATAAAAGTAACCAGCAACAATTGAAATACATGTTTCTAAATTCATAATATGACGAATTTGTGGATTCGGATTTCTTAATGCTTCTATAAATGTAATTGTTCCTGTAGTAATCAAAAACACATATGTAAAATAAAAACTATTTTTTACACTAATTATTTGCATTATTATTACTACTACTAATATAGCTTAATAATATTATTAAATTAGCAATAATATTATTAAATTAGCAATAATATTATTAAATTGGCAATAATATTATTAAATTGGCAATAATATTATTAAATTGGCAATAATATTATTAAATTGGCAATAATATTATTAAATTAGCAATAATATTATTAAATTGGCAATAATATTATTAAAAATTAAAAATTAAAAATTAAAATACAAAATAGCTATTTTAATTAGAATATGCTAAACCACCCATACCCGACATAATACGAAGAACGTTGTAGTTAACCGCATATACACGAACTTTAGCAGTAGCCACACCTTGAACGGTGGCATTTGACAAGACTAACTGTAATGTAGCATTATCTATGCGCGAGAAATTGCATGTACCAGATGGTTGGTGTTCTTCTGGTCTTAACGCAAATGAGTAAACATTAATACCTGTGTCTGGGGCACGAGTGTGGTGCTGGAATGGCTGTACGAGGTCAAAATAAGTGCCTTCACGCTCAGAAAAGCGATCTTGACCGTTTAGCTGTAATTTAGCAACTACAACTGGATTTTCACCCCAGCAATGCATATCTAAAGCAGTTTCAGCCAAAACAAATGTTCCGGCATCAGATACACCCGAATCTTCAACATTTGAAGTTCCGGTGGGACCACCAGCGCTACCAGTGCTAGCAACAGTCATACCACCACTTACAGATCCCGATGTAGCAGCATTAACATTAGTTTTGAGTATTTGATTCGCCCACATGTCTTCAAATGCACCTGAAGTATTAATAAATTCGTTGTTTGTACCAGCTACACCAATAGTAGCTTTGGCACCAAACGCATGAACCGCGTTTGGTAAAGCATCTAAAGCATCTGTATAATTAAATGGCTGCGCACCTAATAGAGTATTTAAAGCAGTATTGGGATTTAGTGATGCGCAATAATCAACATTCGCATCTGGCTGAACAACCCAAATTAGTTCTTTGCATGGATGATTTAAATTCAATTTAATTTTATTTGACGACGAACCAACCGACTCATCACCAGTGAACTGAAGTTGTTCAATTAAATATTCATGTGGATTTTGCGCCATACGTCTGCGTTCATCAGTATCTAAGAAAATGTAATCAACAAAAAGCGAAGCAGCAGCTAGCGATTGTTTGTAAGCATTGGTAATTTTTGTTCCGGCACCATCTAAACTGCTAACAGCCCATAAGCATTCTTCAATATTGCGAATATCTAAATTGATTTTTACTTCATGATACTGTAGAGCAATTAAAGGTAGAGCTAAACCGGGATTACGGCAATACCAGAATTGTAGAGGAATGTATAAAGTGGTTTCTGGTAGCGCTTTGCGGGGAGCGCAAACTTGGCGCACACCATTGGCCGAGCAAGGACCATCTACATCGGCGAAAGTTGGATCGCATACATATGTTAATTGAGTTGTATTACCGATCATCTTGTAATAACCGCGTTCTTGTTCTTTGGACAAAGTAAGCTGATTCCAAATATGCATCCAATCACCATATTGACGATCAATGCGCTGACCACCAATTTCAACTTCAACTTGCGAAATTAGCTGTTCACCGGGGAAATCTAACCATCTAGCATATACACCGGTTCCGTCAGTAACTAAAGACTGACCAATTTCAGGTAGAGTTAATTGCAAATATGTATGATAAGCTAAATCACCGTTTCTTGAGATAGTGCAAGTAACACGGCGACCAAAATCTGCTTGTCCGTTAAATGTTTGTTCAATAGACTCCATCGCGAAGTTGGTGTGACGTCTGTATGTAACTTTCCAAAAAGTAATTTGGGGATTTCCTGTTAAATAAACATCTTGAGCGCCATAGGCGACTAATTGCATTAAACCACCAGCCATTTTTTTATAATATTCCTAAAGAAAATAAATTTTTATAATTAAATTAATTAATTAATTAATTAATTATTTTGTTTTATTTTATTTTGTTTTGTTTTATTTTGTTTTATTTTGTTTTATTTTGTTTTATTTTGTTTTATTTTGTTTTATTATAAATGTTGTTATATAATATTATAATAAACATTATAATATTATATATACTATAATTATATAACTAGCTATGAAAAAAGCAAGCATTATTAAAACCACTTTGGATAGTAAACATAATGAAATAAGTTGTTTATTTAAACAAAATGAGGAAGTTATTATTCCTAAATATTTAAAACTAATAGAAAAATTAGAATTATTATTACAAAATTCGTCTAATAATACAAAAAATCAAGTAATTATTGAAAATATAAAAAAATATAAGAATGTCATCCACTCGCTTGAGAAGAAAAAAAATGAGTATTATTTAAATAATTCCAAATTTATTTTTGACTATTTTGAAAATAAAAAAAATATTACTAATTGTGATTTAGCTACTACTAATTCAGGCAAGAATGATATGATACACAAATTTTTTTCAACATCTATTAATGAAAATAATAACAATGATAACAACAATAATAGTACAAAAAGTTCTATTGACAAATACTTTAATAATATTGACTATTTATATTTGAATTACGACAACTTTATTTACCCTTCCGATATTTGTAGTGTTTGCAAAAAAGGAGAAATGGTTTATGTAGAATCTGATGGAATATCTGTATGTAATAATTGTTCCAACATTATTAAAAATTTAATTGAAATAGATAAACCATCATATAAAGAACCACCTAAAGAAGTTTCTTTTTATGCATATAAAAGAATAAATCATTTGAAAGAAATATTGGCACAATTTCAAGCAAAAGAAAGCACAAATATACCAGATGAAGTTTTTGAAAATATTAAACACAAAATAAAAAAAGAACGCATTAGTATTAATGAGCTAACAAATAGTAAAACTAAAGAAATTTTAAAGAATTTGGGTTATAATAAATATTATGAGCATATACCATTTATTAAAGATAAATTAGGCATTAAACCACCAATTATGAGCTCTGAATTAGAAGAAACTTTATGTAATTTGTTCATTGAATTACAAAAACCATATTCAAAATATTGTCCAAAAGAACGCGTTAATTTTTTAAACTATTATTATACACTTTACAAATTATGTGAATTATTAAATGAGACTCATTTTTTGCCATATTTTCCAATGTTAAAAGACAGAGAAAAACGAATTGAGCAAGATCAAATATGGAAAAAAATTTGTTTAGATCTAGGTTGGAATTTTATACCAACACCCTAAAATTATATAAAAATAGTTGAATCTATTTAGAAAATTATTACACTACAAAAATATATATTAGTTTTATTATATAATAAAACCAATATATGCTACGATTTACTAATACAATAAGTAATAGACTAACAAGTAAAAATAAAAGTAAAAGTAAAAGTAAAAGTAAAAGTAAGAGTAAAAGTAAAAGTAAAAGTAAAAGTAAAAGTAAAAGTAATTCTTTTACACGAAAACGTAACCTTATTGCTAGACGATTTGTCAATAAGCTTAATACTTATAAATCAAAAGTATTAGAGCGTAATGCAAAATCAAGAGCTCTAACACAAAAACTAAAAACAAAATTAAACTCAGCTATAACTATTATTAAAAAATCAGATGAATGTCCAATATGTTTCTCAAAAATTGACTTACAAGAACCAATAACAAGATTACAATGCGGCCATACTTTGCATAGTAGATGTTTATATAAATATGTAAATAATACTCGTGAGACTGACTTAAGATGTCCGTCGTGTAGAAAACATATTCAATTAACAAGTTTAGACCCAAGTAAACTTAAACCAGAATTACTTACTAAATTTCTTACACTTCTTAAACTTCTATCGGACGACTACGAAGAGAATATGAATAGAACAAAAGCTATGTGGGATGACTCGTCTGCTTATGTAATTAAACTTAATGAGGACATTGCAAATAATCCTGCTCTTGAAGTAGTTTTAAGACGAATATTAACAAAAGCTACTCGCGCAAGAAATGAAGCACACGACATGTATAATGACGCGTTAAGTCTTTATATAACAGCATATGAGAAATATCTTACTTATATGTCTATTTACAATGTAAGCAATATTCGTCAAATAGTATAACACCCATTTTATTATATAAAATTATTTTCTAGTTTTTGCCAATAATATAATAAAAATATCAAATATATCTAAACAATAATCAAACGACGCTGTTATAAAATCTTCATTATAATTACGTAGTAATATGTTATTACTAGTATATACAATATAAACAGCAAATAAGAGCAATGTAATTATAATTAATACTTTTTCAAAAAAAGAATAAGTATATATAAAATATTGGACAATGCTAGTAATTAATAAAAATAATAAGGCAAAAAATAGACCCAGACTAATTTTGTAAGGTAATTGAATTGTGATAGCTATTAGTGCTATTCCGAATGTAAATAGCGAAACAAAAATACTTGTAGTTCCTATAAATATTGTTTTTATAGTAGTTTCACTAAGTATTGTTTTTAAATCTTCTAAAATTATTCCCATTGTTACTGAAAAAAGTGAAAATATTATAAATTTTAACCAAATAGGCATAGAAAATACTCCTAAAACACCAATTAAAACAAAACTCAATATATGAGCACCAACAATAATTAGTCGCCTTTGTTCAGCGTCCTTCGTAATTTCAATATTATTAAATTTTATATGTACATAATAAGTAATCGCAATTTGAATTAATATATTTATTAAAATTAACATAAAGAAGAATTTCTTAACATTTAAAAGATTGAATAGTTGCGACAAATCGGTTTCAAAAACTTTTTGCTTACTAATACCTGGTGTTCTTGTTTTATTAAAAATCATAATATATAAATTATATTTATAATATATTATAAATTTAGTAATGCCTATTTTGTCTTCATTATTTGGAAGCACAAGAAAAAAAAGTAAAAGTAAAAGTAATTCGTTTACACGAAAACGAAACCTTATTGCTACACAATTTGCAAGTAATATAAGAAAAACTATTAAGCAAAGACAAACAATAGACAACTTACATAAAGAAAGTAGTGCGCAAAAAATACAAGAATCGTTTAAAACTACATTAGCCAAATCAAAAGACGCCGATATTTGTTCTATATGTTTAGCTAAAATGTTGTTTCCGCGACTAATAAGCACTTTGCCTTGTGGTCATAAATTTCATGCAAAATGTATTAAACCAGTTATAGATAATGATTATAATGCGCATTGTCCATTATGTAGAGCTCCAATACCGGTTACAAATCAAACTAGTAATCAAACTATAAATCGAAATAATATTGGATCTAGACAATTTATTTATCGATCATCTAATAGAACCAGACCATCATTGCGTCACGCAAATATAGCTAGTTTACATATTCAATGGAGAAGATTAAATGGAGCGGTAAATGATGCTCGGACTAGATGGCGAAATCAACGACTTAGGGCAATTGCATCTCAAGAAAGAGCAAACCGCGCCAATTTTTTTAATCGTGCAAGATTAACACAAATAGCTGAACGTGAACGATTATTGGAATCTACTTATTTAGCAGAGAGAAATAGGCATATAAGAGAAAGACTTGAATTTGAAAGACGACATGCGGAAATATTAACTCAAATTATTACTGGTTCAAGAACTCCAACTACACAGTCAAATTTACATAATTTAGAGGCCACTTAATATATTATAAAAATGATTTAAAGAGCATACTAGAAAAACTATAGTGTGTGTTAAGACATAATTTATTTAGGGTCAAAACACTATTATAAATTTTTAGCAAAATTATAAAAATATAAGAGTTATTATTTAATATTATAAATATTATATAATATTAAATATGTTAAGATTATTTGTTGTAAATAATATAATGTTAGTATCATTGGTATTATTTCTAATATTATTTGCAATAATATTAACATTAAAACCAACACTGATGTTTGATAAAAATGGAAAACCACGCGAGTTTGGAATTGGTTATAAAAATAAGACAATATTACCGTTTTGGTTAATGGTAATTCTTTTAGCAATTGTTTC